GCGATAAAAAGTTTTCAGACTTCACAATCACACGAACTGACAATCCGTTGATTTACGAGATTGTTAAAAAGAAAGTAAATGTCAGACAGCGTAATGTAAAAAACTTAATTTATAAGTTGTCCGACAATGAAGAATATGATATACTTGTAGAAGTTAATAAAAAAGAAATTACGGTATCTGCATCAGAAGACTTGGTAAAACGTTCAGGTGTCAGAAAAAATCAACGTGTATCAATTGGTGGTTCTGACAAGCATCCTTTCTTTATTACATTTAAAGATAAACCTGACTTCATAATTGAAACACTTTTAGTTGATATGTCAGACTTGCTTGCAGGTGAAACTATTACTATTAACTACGAACATAAATATGATGTAAGTGTTTATACAAAGAAATACTTTGACACTTATTCATTAAGGAGAGCATAATAATGACAAAACTAATCCTAGGCGATTTGGATGTATTTTATCTTAGTTATGATGAACCCAATAAAGAAGAACATTGGGCAGATATTCTACAAAAGTTTCCGTTTGCAAAGCGTGTAGACGGTGTAAAAGGTTTTGATAACGCACATAAAGAATGTGCAAGACAGAGTGATACAGATAGATTTATCACAATTGATGGTGACAACATTGTTGATGAAAAGTTCTTTGACATTGAACTTTCATTTCCCGATGATACTGACTTAGCTAACTCAGTTATCTCATGGTCAGCAAAGAATGTTGTGAACGGTCTAGTATATGGCAACGGCGGTATCAAGTGTTGGCCAGTAGACCTAGTACTAGAAATGCAAACACATGAGAACGCAGTTGACGAAACAAAGAAAGTTGACTTCTGTTGGGACTTGAACTATATTCAAATGAACAACGTATACTCAATGGTGTTTAACGCAGGTTCACCGTTTCAAGCATTTCGTGCAGGACACCGTGAAGGTGTTAAGATGTCACTTGACGAAGGTAAGACAGTTGATCCAGCAGAGTTTAAAAAGCGTATCTGGCCTAAGAACTACGAGCGTCTAATTACATGGTGTAACATTGGTTCAGATGTAGAGAACGGTATCTGGGCAGTATATGGCGCACGTCTTGGTTGCTACGATATTAACTTCAACGAAGATTTTAAACTTGAAGATATTTCAAGTTATGATTGGTATAAAGAATACTTTGAAAATGTAGTACTACCTAAGTTTGCAGGCGGCGAAGAAGTTTGTTCACGCACAAAAGTAGAGTGGGACTATGACAAACTATTTGATGCATGTTTAGAAGTTGGTGACTTTTTACAAGATAAGATCGGTATGGAACTTTGTGATCCAACACCAGAAGTTGCGTCATTCTTTAAACGTGTATACACGAACCCACCACGTGTAGCAAATCCACTAGCAACAGAGAAACAAACTGGCTGGGATAGATAATGTCAAATTACGATGATGATGCAGCGGTCACACGGGATCGTCTAAACTCGATTTCACCTTCAATGTGTATGGCGAAATGGTTGCAAGTTAGCTTGCATCTACCACAGGGTCGTACACATAGTTGTTATCATCCGCCAACACATCCTATCCCATTAGAAGAATTAAAAGAAAATCCAAACGCTCTACATAACACAAAGTTTAAGTTACAAGAGCGTAAACAAATGAAGGCAGGTCAACGTCCCGAAGGTTGTCAATATTGTTGGAACGTTGAAGATGCTCCAAATCCTCCCGCTGGAGGCAGACTGAGCGATAGACATTATCGTTCAAGTGAATGGTGGGTAAAAGATGCCTGGGAAGAGGTAGTCACTCAACCTTGGGACCACGACATCACTCCTAGATATGTTGAGGTGAACTTTAATCAGGCTTGTAATTTCAAGTGTAGTTATTGTTCACCCCACTTATCTACAGCGTGGGAAGATGACATTAATAAACATGGTGGGTATCGTTTCAGTAACGGTACAGGTCACAATGATGTAGATTATCTACGCAAGATTGGCATGATGCCACTTGAAGTAGCACGTAAAGATAATCCGTATATCGAAGCATTCTGGAAATGGTTCCCAGAAGTATACAAAGACTTGAAAGTATTTCGTATGACAGGTGGCGAACCGCTTATGGATAACAACACATTCAAAGTATTTGATTATGTTAACGAGAATCCAAATGCATTTTTAGATTTAAGTATTACATCAAACATGTGTCCACCAAACGATAAACTTATGGACAAGTTTATTGAGAAGATTCAAAAGATTGAAGAAGTCCGTGTATGGGAAGATCCTGAACGTTTCAACCCTGATAGCGGAAATCACTGGTATGTTGCGCCTGCATGTAAGCATTTCAGCTTGTATGTAAGTGTTGACAGTGCGGGGAAACAGGCTGAATATCTGCGTGACGGTCTTGATTTCGATAAGATGTATGAAAATTGTCGCCGTGTACTATCTGAAACAGATGGTACAGAAATCTCATTCATCAACACATTCACTCTCCTTAGTATCCCAAATCTGCGTGGGTTCTTAGAAATGATTCTAAAACTGCGTGAAGAATTTGGCTACGAAAATCAAGAAGACAAAGTTATTCAGCCCCCCGACCATAATGGATTTAAGCATCCAGAGTTTGTACGAAAGAAGCGTCAACGTGTGTGGTTCGATATTCCTTATCTGCGTTATCCTGATTGGATGACTATTCAATTAGCAGATCAAGAAATGCTTGATACTATTCAGTCTAACATTGACTTTATGAAAGCAAATGTTCTATCTAATGACTTATATGGTCGTAAGTATACGGGCTTTAAGAACTACGAAGTCCTAAAACTTGAACGTGATTTAGCATGGGCAAAAGAAGGACTAAATATGAGTGACGAAGAACTAAGTGAACGCCTTATCCGTTTCTATGATTACTTCAAAGAATACGATAGAAGACGTGAAGGCAAACCAACATTTTTAGAAGCATTCCCTGAAATGACAGACTTCTGGAACGAAGCAAAAGAAGAAAAAGAGGCGAAGTATGGGTCGTAAACACTGGGAAGGGGAAACCCTTCATCAATATAAAGCACGTATGATTGACTCTGTAAGTGAGAGTTATTGTGCTGCTAAGTGGTATAACGCAACTATCTGGTTAGGTCATGGACAAACAGCATCTTGTCACCACCCACCCGGTCATTGGATTCCACTAGAAGAACTAGAAAACAACTACACTGCTATTCACAATACAAAGCACAAGAAGTTGATGCGCAAGTATATGCAGGAAGGCAAGCGTCCTTCTGAATGTGAATACTGTTGGAAGGTTGAAGATATGGGCAAAGACCATATCTCTGACCGTGTTTTCAAAACAGAGATTTTTAAAGACGAAGATGTAGAAGCAAGTGCTACAATGCCTTGGGATGAAGATGTGATGCTACGCACACTTGAAATCTCTTTTGACCGTGCTTGTAATCTAAAGTGTTCATACTGTAACCCAGCGTTTAGTACAGCATGGGTAAAAGATATCAATCAGTATGGCGCATATCAAAACATTCAGTCAGATGGACGTGGCCACTTTGTTGACACAGCACCGTGGGCTGAACCTGCTGCTAAGAAATCAGAAGACAACCCATACATTCAAGCATTTCATAAGTGGTGGGAAAACGGTCTAGCAGATAACTTAGAAGAAATTCGTATTACTGGCGGTGAACCTATTATGCATACGGGTACATGGCGTCTATTTGAATGGTTTGAACAGAATCCAACACGTGGACGCAACATGCGTTTTGCTATTAACTCTAACTTGTCACCAGAGACACCTAAAGTGTTGGACAAGTTGATTGAGAAATCATGGCACGTTCCTAACTTTGAAATTTATACTTCAATGGAAGCAACAAAGGATCAAGCTGAATATATTCGTGATGGTCTAGATTATGACTTGTGGAAGTCAAACATTCATCGTGTTCTTAAAGAGTCAAACGTTGCGAAACTACATATGATGATGACAATCAATTCATTATGTTTGACAACCATTACAGAGTTTATGGACGAAATGCTTGACTTACGTGAAGACTATGGACGCAGAGCACCAACGATGACACTAAACATTCTACGTTTCCCATCATTCCAGAGTGCAGCTATTCTCCCACCAGAGATTAAGACATTCTATAAA